GGTACTTGCAGCCCCTGCACCCAGGAGCAAAAGGGTCAATGAGGTTGCAACAGGTGTTGAACACCATGTCGCGACGGGGGGACCCCATCGAGGTGGTGAAGCGATTGCTTCCCTTCCTGTTCTGAACGTAGAGACCTGCTGACGCTCGAGACGCGACGGTAGAACCGTAAGCCCATCCACCGTTAGTCGGGGGTTGCCTGCTCCTGCGGTCACGTCGCACGCGACCGACCACGCGCCTGGCACGAGGGTGCACCCTCTTCTTTCGAGACACATTCCTTCCACGGGACATTCAATCCCAATCTTCCTTCAACGTTTGAGCGGTTGGCCAGCCCAACCGCTCAACCTCGGCATAAAACTTGCCGAACAAATCAGCCTCCCGGTACATGAGGAGAACCTGCATATACTTGCCCAAATCCGGGCCCTCGGCAAGAAGCTTATGGAAGCTCTTTGCCGCGCGAAGAGGAACGAAGCGCTCACCATCATAGCGCATGGAGCAGAATTCAAAATCTTTCTCACTCCCAACGACGTATTCCTTGAGGAAAACACCCAACCTCATGTACTTCTCAGCCGCGTCATCAACGGGGCTCTCCATCGTGTCGTCGCCGGCTGCTTTGACCTCCGCAGCCCCTATTGCGAAGGCTTTCTTGGCTCGAACTCTCGAGTTCGCAGACCCGGTGATGTCAATCCCGCTCTTCATCACGCCGGGGTCAATCTGCTCCATGACGAGACCACCCGTGAAGACGAAGACCCCCCTCGAAAGGGTCAACGAGCGATTCACGGCATAGCGCGCCCACGGATTGCTTCTCTTGAGACCATAGATCTCAACCCGGGAACAAGCATCGCCCAGGAAATCCCACTCTTGGAAGGTGTACTCCCACCCTCTGACATCAGCGCTGACGACCCGCCTCTGCGGGTCGGCGTCCGCCACCAACGAGGCGGCGGCACGAATGGCAATGAGGCCCTCCTGGGTGAAGCCCAGCCCAATCATTTGGGGCACATCCCCATAGACCTCCTTGCAAGCGGTGTCGATCCGCTTGTTGAAACACCTACCGATGCTTTCATCGACAACGCTGCCACCAAGGACAACTCGTATGTCCTTTTCCAATTTAATGGGCTCCATCTTCTCAAAGACGTAGAAGGGGTCCTGCAGGCCGAGCTCAACGATCTGAC